TGATAACGGGGGGGTTTTTTTATGGTGAAGAAAAAGAAGTGTAGTAAGTGCGGAGAGGTTAAGGGAGCTGAGGAGTTTTATGAGCAGCCGACCGGAAAAGACGGGCTAAAAGCGGAATGCAAGAAATGTGCTGCTGAGCAGCGGAAAGCATATTACGAAAAGAATAAAGAGAAACTTGCTGAATGGCGGAAAGCATATTACGAAAAGAATAAAGAGAAACTTGCTGAATGGCAAAAGGAATATTACGAAAAGAATAAAGATAAAATTTCTGAATATAAAAAGGAATATTCCGAAAAGAATAAAGATAAAATTTCTGAGTGTCGGAAAGCACATCGCAAAAAGAACAGGATAATAATTAACGGTGAATGCTTCAATCTCAACACCTGTCCCGAAGAAATCAAGCCGTTAGTTGAAGCACTTATAATTTTACGTAAAAAAAATAAAATATTAAAGGAGATTCGGTAATGAATAAAGCGCCAGTTATGCAGAAGGAAATTAACGCTCTTGACTTCGTTGTAGACGAGGCTCTTAAAAGCTACAAAGAAGTTACCAGCCTTCAGGAATCCGGCAGGACGGATGACATCAATATCGATGTTGAAATAACCAAAGACCGGAAACTTGCAATTGCCACAAAAGGCATAATGACAAAAATTAGATGCGAGCAAATGCAAAGACGGAGGCTTGGCGGTTTTAATAATACACCTCTCGGTCAATAGTAATAAAAAAAAGACAAAGGCGAGCCGGTCGCTTAACAGGTTCAATTTTTGTCTTGTGTTAAAAAGCGGAGTAACACCCTCCGCAAACTGCCCTTGTGTGCGAGGCGGCACCCTGTTATGGCACAGGCAAATAGCTGAGTAAGACCATAGCAGATTACACGGGTTCGAATCCCGTCGGGGGCGCATGGCTCAAAGAAGGCCATACGATTAGATCAACTTTTGAACGTATGATGACAGCTGGCAAAGACCGCCGCCCGCCGGAGCGTTATCCGGCAAAAATGACAGTGTGCTGAAATGGAAACAGCAGGAGTATTAAACGAACAGGTGGTATTTGAGTCACACAGCACTAGCTTCAACGACAAAATAATATCATGACTGTGTAGCCCTGATCGCGCGGGTTCAATTCCCGCCACTGTCAAATTGCTCTTGAATGTTTGGACGTGAATTGACACGGGAAGAGCAATCAATCTAAACATCATTCAAACAGGGTTAAGAGTCCGGCAAAAACAGTGTATGCTGTTCCTGACAGGACTTTCTTAAAAAATAGCGGACAGTCGGGAAAGACCGGCAGACATAAAAAACTCCTCCAAAATTTGCGGGCGTCAGCCATGGCGCCCGCATAAAAAAGGAGACAAAGGGAAAACATGAAACACATTCGGCTGAAACACAATCTTGAGCTAGCCCCAGGGGACAGGCTGATTGAAAAACGCACGGGCATTGAGCACAAAATTATAAAAATAAATTATCGACCTGCATGCGGGAGCATCGAATGGGTTCACACCTTCGGCGCTATCTGGAATTTTGAAGCCATGAAAAAGAAATTCAAATACAGGGCGGAAAAAGCCCGTTTCGATAAAGATTCAATTTTTTTCTTTGTAGCGAAAGAAACATCGAAAGAAACACCACAGGAGGCTAATCAATGAATGTAAGAATCCATTATTCGACGAAACCAAACCGATATAAAGAATACAATTCCACGGACTATCTAAATGTCGAATCAAAAAAAGAGGCAATTCGGAAATTCAAAGACTCTGAATCTTACGGACGAATGGGCGCGAGTTTTGAACGGTCGGAAATTATCGGCGAAGTCGCAGACAGCTCAGACAGCGCAGACAGCGCAGAATGAGCAAGAAAAAATTAAAGGTGCCGGTTGAGGTTTACAGTCGAGTGGTCGGATATTTCAGACCGGTGCAGCAATGGCATAAAGGCAAGCAGCAGGAATTCAAAGAGCGGAAAACTTTTGACATGAAAAAAATTTCGGGGAGGTTGAGCAATGACCAAACAGGAACAGATGATCAGCAGGAATTGTCAGGCGTTGAGAGAGCAGGCGGAAAAAGAGAAAGCAGCGCAGGCAAATAAAAAAACAGTGTACTGCATGACCCGCATTGATGGGATTGAAGAGCGCAGAACAGCGGAGGTCAGCAAATGACAGCAGTAGAGCAGCTCACATTTTTGGGAAAGCGCTCAGTGTTTAACACTGACAAAAAATTTGCGGATTCGATCAGCATGACCCCCGCCCTCTCCAGAACAATATCAGAAAAAACCGGTGCAAGAATTATTGTGGTCGGTCATTGGGAGACATTGCGGAATGCAGAAACCGGAGCCGGAGAGCTTCGAAGCCTGAGCGTGTGAGTATGACAGCAGCAGACTGGATTGGAATTTTCATTATTATATTTTTCTATACAGCTCTTCTTCTGTTCTGTAAAAATTTATTGAATGATTTGCGCAGCGGAGACATCACAGCCGCCCAACCGGAAGAGCTCAAAAAAAATTGGGAAAAATTGCAAAAGGAGCGCCTGTTATGAGACATAAGAGACCAGTAACTGAAAGACCGGTATATATGGAAAAGCTCAATATTGTACTTTTGAGATATTTTCTGGTGATTGCATTCTGTCTGATAATTTTGTTTACCAGTACGGGGTTTTTATTGCTGGACAGGGTTTCACGGCTTCAGGGGATTAACGGAAAACTGGAAATAAAAATTGAGCAGCTTGAGCGCAGCATTGCTCAGTGTCTGCATGACCAGAAAGAAATAAACGGCCGTCTGAGCTTCGACGGCCCGCAGGTTACAGACGATGTGATTTTAGAATCTAAAAACATGCAGGCAATTTTGAGGTGTAGAGGGTTGTTGCCGGAGTGGGTGAAACAATGAATAGTCAGAAAGTCAAAGAAAAGCCGATACTGTTTAACACGGCAATGGTTCAGGCGATCCTAACATGTAAAAAATGCGGGCAGATTAGCAATACTTTCCCCTGCTGTCATTGCGGAGGGGTTGATTTCTTAAAGACTCAGACAAGGCGGGTTGTTAAGCAGTTGGATGCAAAATATGATTACGAAAATGAAAAAGTTAGTGAAAGTGAATTTTTTATTTTTCGTTCAAAAAAAACAGACGATGTATTTTTTTTAAAATGCCCACACGGTCAAGCAGGCGATCAGTTGTGGGTTCGGGAGACGTTTGCTTGCGGGATGTCTTCATCTGACGGCATGGCGTGGAAAGCAACATCAAAGTATGATGATTTTGAAGATGGAACCCCTGAGAACTTTTCTGAAATAAAGTGGAAACCATCAATCCACATGCCTAAAATATACGCAAGAATTTGGCTTGAAGTTGTTAATGTCAGTGTTGAACGGTTGCATGATATAGATGTAAACGATATTATCTCTGAGGGGATAATCCCTCCCACGGTTTCGGGAATGTTTTCAGAGGATGATTTTCACGACATATTGATGGAAAAATTTATTGATCTATGGGACGCCATAAACAAAAAACGTGGTTACAGCTGGGATTCAAACCCTTATGTGTGGCGAGAAGAATTTAAAATCATTGAGGTCAAACAATGAACGACTTAATCAAATACACAGACAACTCCGAAAAAATGATTAAATGGCTCGCTCAGAACCACGGGCTGTTAAACATGGCCGGAGCTGACACACTGACCGCTGCTGCAAAAGTTCAGAATTGGGACTATCTCAGGCGGCTGGAACGGGATTTCACAATCCGGAATCATTACACACTGAAGAGCACAAAAGTTTTCCCTGCTCATGCGAAAAAAAAGGACGGCACGATTCGACCCCTGCCAAAAATAGATGCAAAAGTCGTTGTCCGGAAGCAGCGAGGCGGGAAAGACCATTATCTCGGCATACAGGAAGACGGTGGGATCAAGCACGGAAACCCCATGACGCTTGGTAATGTGCCTGTTCCTCTGAATGCTGCACGACCAGGGGCGAGCAATGCGAGGCCAATCTCTCCCAGGTTCCGACTCGACAAAGGGACGCAGTCTCTCCTGCTTGGCGGGACACGGTTTGGTTATAATGACAAATTTAATGCCCGTGGTCAGAAGTGGGCTATCATGAACAAATACAAAAAAGCTGAAAAATGGGATCTTACAAAGCCTTTTATCTTCGACCCGCTCAGCAATGGCAAAGGAATTTATGCTCAGAAGGGAAATAAAACCACCATGATCCGGACACTGGGAAAATCAGCAATCCATGTTAAAGGGCAGCATAATTTTGAAAAATCTCTGGATGCCTTAATCGAGTCGTTCATGGAATATCAATTTCTGAAGGCAGCTCGGAAGTATATCCGTTAATTTATCAGGTAATTGGAAAAGCAAAAAATGTCACACAAAAAATAAAAAATATAGGAGAGAGCTATGTTTAATTTCATCAGAGAGAGCAAGAAGCGGAAGGACACGCGCCGTACAGCCAAAGAGGACAAATCCGAGCTGAAAAAAATGTACAGGGAATATGTCGGCGGTATGGAGAGACGGGAGAAAATTTTGTCTTTCAGGAAATACCGGAGGGCGATTGATGCCTGTGAAATGGGGCTGTGAGTATGTGGATGAAATTTTTTCGGATGGCAACTGCGGCGGCTGAAGAACACAATCAAGCTGGAAAAACTTGGGCAGATTCGGAAGAGATGGAGGCGGAGCCACTGAGGATGATTAGGGGGCCGAGGCCTCAAATCGACCCTGAGAAGGTAAGCGTACAGCAAAAAGGAAGGCAGTGCGGGAAGAGCAGAACTCATCAGGAATGGGCGAAGCAGATGGTTGAACAATCGAGGGGAATTAGAGATACACTTTATCCTCAGTATATTGGAAGGATGGAAGGAAAAGCAGCGGGAGAAAGAAGGTATCCGATTATGAACGAAGGCCATCATTCTTTAGATGCTTCGTACTTTAACTCGTTAATCGGGGAGCCGTGGTCAATCGACCCTGAGAAGGAAAGGCGAGCAAAAAAGGCGGAGGAACGAATGAGAGTTTGGGGGTCATCTCATACAAGGGTTGCCGAACTGATGAAAAGCAAAGCAGAAATCGAAAACAGAATACTTGCTGATATTGTTCCTTATCATTCCCTATACGCTGGATCTTTTGACCTAGAAATGGGGTGTTTCAGAAAACCAACACCGCCTAAGGAGTCGTTGATGCTACCCAGAGATAAAGGAATAAATAAAATTTTAAAGGAGAGAAAAATGTTTTACAACGTAGAAATTGAAAAAGTTAACAATGGTTTTATCGTTGAAGTCGGATGTCAGGAATTTGTTTTCAACAATGAAAAAGAAATGTTTTCGGCGCTGTCAGAATATTACAAAGACCCGAAAGCAGCAGAAGAAAAATATTGTGCAAAGAAATCTAAGGAGAGTAATTAATGGAAACTGTAACTATAATGAGAGAAAGCTATGACGAGTTGACTAAGAAGTCAAAAAAATTTGACAAGGAGAAGGATAGTCTTGTTGAATTCCTGAATGAAGAAAATGGTAACCTTCGTGAGCAACTTGAGAAGAAACAAACAAGAGTGAGCATTATAAAAAACTACACCCCCCCTTGGATCGGTGTTGAGGGCCCAATTAAAATAAAAATCCTCAACAATGACGAGCTCAAACAGGAAATTGAAAGTCATCTCGAAAGTCTTAAAGACAGGTCAATCGACAATTTTAAAATTTTCGGTTATGCCTTCAGGAAGAAAAAGAAAAAATCAGAGACCAACTAATGGCCTCTGTATCACACAGACCTGACCTTTCCCGCCCCGATTTTGTTAAAACTTTCGGGGAGGTCGAGGAAGGGGAAAAAGAATTTCCGTGTGCATACCGGTGTTCATGCGGCCGGAAAATGGTACTGCATGAAATTATACCGGCAAACGCCAAAAGGCCGGAGAGAATCAGAAAATGTTTTGCCTGTATGGATTTGATGACACTAAGCGATTAACGGAGGGATGTTTTGGCTAATGATGCAAATAAAGCAATTATAATCGGGAACTTGACCCGTGACCCAGAATTAAAATACACACAAACAGGAATACCGGTTGCCAAACTGACAATTGCAAATAACCGGACTTATTATCAAGGGGAAGAGAAAAAAGAAAAAGTTTCTTATTTCTCCTGTATAGCATGGAAAAAAAAGGGAGAGACCATTTGCCAGTATGCGAAAAAAGGCGATAAAATGTATATTGAAGGACGGCTGGATCACCAAACATGGAAAAATGATGAAGGCAAGCATCAGTCCAAATATGAAATTATTGTTGGGGATTTCCAATTCCTGACACCAAAAACCGGACAGCCCTCTCAGCCAGCAGCTTCAGCACAATCAGCAGCACCGGCAATGGATGATAACCCGTTTTCTGATGACGATATACCGTTTTAGATTGAGGAAACCCGAACAGGAAACCAAATGACCGAAACAGAAATTCAAATCACAATTGCAGAAAAATTTTCCTCTCTCGCACTGAAACATAATTTTGTTTATTACTCAATTCCAAACGAGGGAGCGATGAAAACAGCAGGCGCAGCGGGTGGCGGGTTGAAAGGCGCAGCTAAAAGAATCGTTGCTGCAATAATTATGATCCTGAAAAAAATGGGAATGACACCAGGTATGCCGGACATGGGGCTTGCGTACCAGGGTCGCGCATATTTTCTAGAGGTGAAAAGACCAGGTCAAACCCTGACCGGTTCACAGCCCTTTGTTATCGCCCGACTCCGTGAATGCGGGTGTTTGGTCGAAGTGGTTCACTCACTGGACGAGGCTCTGTATTGGCTGACCGAGTGGGGTATTATTAGTTGATCATCCCCCGCCCTTTTCAGAATGAAGCCCGTTATCAGTGCAATACTCTGCTCAATGGCGGCCGGAATCCGTTGTTTGTTTCAGGCACCGGCACCGGTAAAACGAAAACCGGCGTCGTAATTATCGGCGACCGGATTAAGCTGAAAAAGAAAACGCTAATGCTCACGCCACAGGTTGAGATTTTCAACCAGTGGGTAAAAGATATTTCAGAAGAAGGCCTGCATTATGGTTTGATTCATAACGGCAGAGTCCACGGGAAAAATCGAGATGTTTACATCGGCATGGCTCAATCAGTCTGGAGCATGCTGGATTATTTGCCGGAGCGCACGGTCTTCGATGAGGTGTGGTCAGACGAGGCGCATCATTCAGGCGCGAAAACGTGGGAGGATATTTTCACTCACTTTGAGTCAGCGCAGAGAGCAGGCCTGACAGCGAGTCCATACCGGCCGAGCGACAACAAGCCGCTTGGCGCATATTACACCGATATTGTGCAGACGATACAGACTCAGGAGGCGGTTGATAAAGGATTTCTGTGTGAGCCTCTGGTCATCGTGCCGGAAAAATACAGGGAAGCCGTGCCGCTGTATGACGGCTCAGGCAAATATGACCCGCAGAAAAAAGCGGATCTGCTCGGAGAGACTGAAATCATCGGCGACATGATCGAGCAGTATGGCGAGATTTTCGGGGGGCTGCCGGTGTTGGTTGCATGCTCGACATATGAACAGGCAGCAGGTGTCAGTGAGTTGTTTAATAAAGCTGGTTGGTGTTTCGATCATATTCACTCCAACCTGCACCCGAACGACAGAGCACGACTGATTAAAGAGGTCAAAGGTGAGGGAAAACGGCGGCTGAATGGGCTGTGCACGGTTGGAATCGGCATCGAGGGAATGGACATCCCGGGGCTTTACGGTTTAATCTGGATGAGACGGACTCTGAGCCTGACAATATATATTCAGCTGTGCGGCAGAGTTTTAAGGCCGCTACCAGGGAAAAAATACGGAATCATTCTTGATCCGTGCGGTAACACTTTTATTCATGGCCGGCCGGAAATTGAAAGGCAATGGAACCTACACACAGAGTACCAGCCGCCGGACAGAGACGCTATCAGTCAGCAAATCTGCCCACGGTGCGGAGTGGCGAACTCGCTCGATAATGACAGGTGCCATATTTGCGGACTGGAGTTCATAAGCGATGAGGCTGAGGCCATCAAGGCGAAGCAGAAACGGGGTTTCCCTGCTATGGTTGACGGGAATCTTATTGTTCTGGATGAGGCACAACGGGCCCGATATGCTGAGGAAGTTAAGGCGGCCATGCTGAAACAGCGGGAGCAGATCAAGGCGGCGCAGACGGGAGCCGGAGACGGCGGGAAGAGCGCCGAGCCGGTTGAGAGTGCCGAGATTGCAAGAAAAGACAAACTGGAAATTCTGAGGAAGGGGCTGACAGGGAAAGGGGCAAAAAGTTTGTTTAAGGAAACGCTGGAGGAGTTTATTTGATGGGCAAGATATCATTTGTTTTAAACGGAGTCACTATTTTAAAGACAAAAAATGAAAGCAAATTGAGAAGCAAAAAAAATTCTGATTTTGCAAAATATTTTATGTCAAACGGGCCTTTTGAAAATTGCGGAGATTGCAGAGGATGTGAACTGCTTTCCTTCGCAGTACCAAGACGGGGAAATATGACGGATGAGGAATATAATGCAAAAATTGAAAAGCTCAAAAAAGACCCAATGCATTCTCTTTATGAAGGCGTGCGAGAGCCAATCGAGTGCAAAAATAAAGAACGGATAAAGGAGATTGAAAAAGGGATTTATCAGCTTGAAAAAGAAATAGGGATAACACCTTCAATTCATGGAACAGGCGGAGAGGCTTAATGTTACCGGAACTTGAAAGATTGCTTGAATATAAACGGATTGAGTTTGAGGCCGAAAGGCTTAAATTTTACTATTGTTTATATTTACACGACATGATGTTAGAGGGGGAATGCATTTTGATCAAGAAAAATTTTGAATTGATTATCAACGGAGAAGTCAAGCATTCGGGAACAATTCTGTTGAGAAAAGGGGAATTGGACGCTGGCAAAATAAGGACACTTTATGGCACCTATACGCTGAAAGACGGGCGCTGGCTATGGGATTTTACAGGAGAAAGAGAATTGAAATTTTTATAAGTTTTTGGAGGAGTTTATTTGATGGGAAAATATGAAGCCAAAATCGTCAGCGAACAATTAAAAATGCTTGCTTGAATATGAGCGGATTGAGTTTGAGGCGAAATTAAAGATGTTTATTTTTTTTAACTTTTTTATTGAACTGAAAGAAGTAAATATGAAGGAGGAAACCAATGGATTACAATTTAGAACACAGAAGACTTGAGGCGTGCAAAAAACTCATCATTTCGCAAATGGATAAACTTCGGCAAAAATATGCAGATGAAAAATGCCCTTTGAAAATCGGGGAAGAGGTGACGATTTGTGGGTGGTCACATCGAGGAAAAAAGGGAATTATTAAAAGGGTTAAAGGGTTTCATGCAGGAGGTAGACTCGAATGGCAGGTCTCCGGCAGAGTGCTAAAAAAAGACGGCACCGAAGGAAATAATTCTTTTGATTTTTACGAATCTCAATATCAAAAACACCTCAGCAAAAATGAGCAACCAAACCGCCCCACGGCGGAAAAATAAAAAGGAGAGATTTTATGAGCAAAAAAACAAAAAGTTTGAAGGGGTTGAAAAAGGGAATTGAAGTCTGGTTCAGAACCAGAATCAGAAACGAGGTTCCCAGAAAGGGAATTATCGTTGCAGTGGTCAAGGACAGCGAATTTCCAAACCTTGAAAAATTCCCGAACCTGAGCAAGAAGGGATTTAATAAAATGAGTCCGAGGGAAGGAAAAAGTTTTCTGGTCGAGTCTTATGGTCAGCTGTACTGGCCCAAAGTTGAGACTGTCGAAGAGGTTTAATTTTTTTGCCCCTGAGTGGGGCAGACGGCGGGGTGGCGGAACTGGTAGACGCCACCGGCGGCATCTCCGCGCATGAAAAAGTCGTAGGAACTAAGCAGAGTAAAATAAAGTTCCGCAAGGCAGGAGAAGTCGTCGGCTCTGAGTGCGCGGGTTCGAATCCCGCCCCCGTCACATTAAATAAATTGGAGGTGATGCTTATGAAAATCTTGGTGGCATAAAACACAAATATATTTAACCAAAAAAGCAGGGGACTTCCTGTCTCCTGCTTTTTATTTAAGGAGAGAAAAAATGAACGAACAGGAATTAAAATCAACGTTGCTGCAAATCAGAGAGACAAAAAATTTTAATCTGTATTTCACCGGCAAAGCTCATAAAAAAATTGATGGCTTTTATAAGCCAGACAGCAAGGAAATATATATCAACAATTGCAATTTTTCCAATGACAATGAGATGCTGCTCACTGCCCTGCATGAGTATGCGCACCATATTCATTTCACGGAATCGTTTGTCAAGGGGAACCCTCACGACACAGAATTTTATAAAATTTATCATGAGCTGCTTTTTCTTGCTGAGGAAAAAGGCTTTTACGAAAATTGCTGCCGGACAACTCATGAGGAAGATTTCAACAGAATGCTTAAGGCAAACGAAAGATTCAATAAGGAGATGGAAAGATTTTTCATGGAAGTTGTCGCATTTGCGCAGTCAATGGAAAAGAAAAACGCAAATCAATTTTATGATGCTTGCGAGCGTTTTCTAAAAATCCCAAGAAATGAAATTGAAAAAATATTCAAAGCGCTTGAAAGAATGGTCATTGATGGATACCAGTACGCCACGGTGATGAAGCTTGCCACAATGAAAGAGCCTGATTCAGATCTGCTGAATAAACTGAGATTTGAGACAGTCAAAAACAAACCGGATAAATCAATCACCTTCGACATGTTCAAATTTTACAATGCAGATAAAAAGTTTTCAACTGAAATCGCATACCTTCAGGATAAAAAAGAAAAATTATCAGAAGCACTCGAAAAAGGAAAAATGAAAATTTCAGAAACAATTGGCAAAATCAATAAGCTGATTAGAAAAACATACGAGGCTGAAAGAATATGAAACGAAAATTATTAACACGCAGAGAGGTCATTGACTTATGGCTGACGCAATCGCCTGATTTTTTAGACTCTTATGTCTGTCCCAACTGTCGGGATATTTTGGATAAAAAAGATGACAACATTTATTTCTGCTCAAATCCTGAATGTGAAAATTATAAACAAGAGGTTTCCCCCATATGATCAGTCTCTCATACATCAAAGATTTTGAAAAATCCCGAGAGAGTCTTATCGGTGCATCGGAAATCTCATCCTGTCTGCCACACCCTGACAAGCCACATGAGTCGCTAGCCGGTTATGGTTCGACAGCGGTCACTCTCTACCAGGAAAAAGCAGGCATCACAAAACGAGATCCTTCTGGCCGTTCTGCGAAAATGGGTCATTATCTTGAGCCGAAAATCCTGACTGATTTCATTCACGATTTTGCGGATGACGTTTTCCCCGTCAGTGATGTGGGGCTGAAAACATCAGACAGTTTTTATCGGGGTTACATGCTCTGTGAACTTGAGCGGATGCTGAGGAAAAATATTGATTGCAGACCATTCAACAACACGGATTTCAAACACCATACCGAAGCAAAAAACGGATTCGGGGTTGCTCATGCTGACTGTGTTTATGTGCCGAAGGCCGAAACAGTTGAAATGGAGCAGGACAAAAACGGAATCTGGAAATATAAAAAACATAAACTCACTTTTGATTATTCAAAGGCGTTTCTCATCGAGGCCAAGTCTGCCCGATACTGGGTTGTTAAGACTCGCAAAAAAGACCGTTTCGGGGGATATGATCTTGAGCTCAAAAAATGGCGAGGAATTCCGCTCAAACATTATTTTCAAATCCAATACCAGCTCGCTCTGTATGATATGCCGGTCGGTTATCTTGCGCTCGGTTATGATACATCAGAATTCCATTACTGGCAGATCAAGGCGAACAAAAAACATCAGGCTGACCTGCTTGAAACGGCATACTACATGAAACAGTGCATCGACAAAAAACAGCCACCGAAGCTGCTGGCTCTCAATGCACAGGACATCAGGAAATTATATCCGGAGATTCAGGAAGATTTCAGAGAGCTGAAAGATGCAGAGCTTGAGAAAGCCATTCAGATTTCGAAGGATTTCCACAGGGCTGACGAGCAGGAAACCAAATGGGAACAGAGAAAAAAAGACGCGAAAAACGCCATGTCTATAATTTTGAAAGACCAGCGTATGGTTAAAGGAATGATCGATGGAGAGTTGCAGGACATCGCGACATGGAAAAAAACCGGCGGCGGATTCGGTGTTATGGGATTGAAAGATATGGAGGAAGCCGATCCGAATGCATATCGGTACCTGAAGAGAAAGAAATTGATTAAACCGAAGAAGAGCGGTGAGACGCCGAATATTAAATTGAATTTGGAGGGATGATGAAATGGAAAGTAGCATTATTGGATTTGTTTTGAGTCTGGCGATTTTGGTTCTTTTAGTCTATCGATGCAAAACTGGACACAGTGCGGAATGGCAAAGCATTATCGTCGCATGGATAATGGCTGCGGCAATGTGGGGCACTGAAATAATTTCAGATTATAAAAATCGAAAAGCATGTGAGGGTATACACGGAACTTTCACGGTTCATGACGATGAGGAAAGAATAACTTTTGACCCGAAAGATGAAGAGGCCGGAGAGAAATTGAGGGAATTGATTAATGGGGAAGGAGAGGAACTCAAAGAATCTCAGGAGGTGAACGATGAAAATATACTTCAATAATGAACAGGAAGCGCGGGAGTTTTTTGAGCGAACGATGCCCAATGCAGGGTTTAAAAATCTATTTATCCACAATGTTAAACAGGCAGGCTTCATCAAAAAATCAAAATTTGAGGAAGCGGAGGAGACATATCAAAGTTTGCAAGGAGTGGTTATTGAGAACAACAGAGAGGGATATAAAGCGTGGTCGGATAGTCTGCTGGGCCTTGTAAAAAAATACCATTCAGCTTATCTGGAACTCAAAGAATCTCAGGAGGTGAACAGTGATTAAATCAGGCGAGAAATATCTAATCACAACAGACCGCTGGTTTGTCGCGCCGGACGGAGAACAATATAGTTCAGCTTGGGGAACATGCCACATGAAGACGACTGAGGATCTATTCGGATTCACACCGCAGGCGCCGAGCACCAACTGGTTTCTTGTCGTGGGCAAAGAAGGATCTGAAATGATAATCGCAGGATGTCAAATCCATTACGCGGTCAGGTGTGAGGATGAGCCGGATGACAGATACAAATTTCAGCGGTACGAGCAAAAAGACACAAATCTGGAAATCAGTGCAAGCAGAATTTATTTAGCCGAATAGATATGTTTTTTGAAACAGGGGAATAATCCCCCTGTACTTCCGATAACATATTTTATGTCGCATAGAGAAAAATGCCATAAAGCAAATCAAATCACAGGGAGGATTCATGGATGAGATAGAAAAAGTTTTTAAGAGATTGAATGAGCTGATAGTTAAAAATATTGATCAGGAGATCGATTATATTTCGATCGATCGGAGAACCGAACATGACATCAGTGTTCATATCGGTTTTATGACTCAGGGGACGATTCAGGCAGTCGCGCCAAGTAAACCAAAAGGAGTTTAAATGACATCAAAATCACGCACAAAAAAACTCAGAGAGGCATTTGAGAATCGTTTCGGATTTCTGGCATCACAGAGAGACGAGGCGATGTATAAACATTTCTGGCGCAAATTTAAAAAAAATATAAAAAGGAGCAGGTAACATGGAAAATATGGATCTGAAAATTAACGGGGATATTTTGACGATTACGGTTGATCTGTCCAAGACAATTGGGAAAAGCAATTCAGGCAAGAGCGTCAACATCGCAACGACAAGCGGGAATAAGAAGGTACCAGGGCGCGAGAATTTGTTTATCGGTCTGAATATTTATGAACCAATCAAAGAGGGGTAGCCTATGACGACAGCGCAAACAGTAATCTGCTGCGGGAAACCCCTGCAGCTGAAAAAAGAAACGAATTATGTTTTTTATCATTGCCAGACTTGCAGAAAAAAAGGACGGGGCAAAACAGCAGCTGAGGCACTGAAGGCGTTCGTGCAGAGCGCCCCTGCCCCGCCTGACGCAAACCTTCCGGCACTGCCAACACGTCCGGCGGAATTGCGTCCGTGGGTTAGAGCCCACTTTGGAGAGCTGCAAAAAACGTCAGCGGCATTTATCGACAAACCCGCCACGGCTCGGATGTTTGAGAAAAATACTGATTATGTGATGAGCCTGACCACGCTTGCAGCCTGCTGGGAGACAGAGGAAGGACAGCGGTCAGTTATCAGCGCACTGAAGGACTCGTTTAATTACGGGGCTGTCATGCCGGACATGGGGTCTGTTGTGGCTTATGGCGGAATAGCAATATTTATTCCCGCAATTGAGGCTTTTGATTTTGCTTTGACGACGGGGAGGAATGCGCCGTTCAAATGGATAGCGATTGAGCCGATTTTTGAGCATGATAAAAGGAAACCGGTTACGCGGATCAACGGGAATTTCTGCCTTGAATTTACAGACATTCCCTCTGCAAGAGGCGAGGTGGTCTCCGTCGCGGTGTACGCTTATGATATTGTCAGGGAAATCGTTATCGGAGATATTTTTGAAGCTGACAGACTGATAAAAAAAGCAGCAGAGCACAGTAAAGCATACCGGTATTATTTGCAGGATGTCGCGGCTTGCGATGCTGCACGGACAGAGAATGGCATCGGAGTCGAAAACGGGCGCGAATATTTTGAGAAAATCACGGAAAATGAAAACGGTGACAAATATTTTGCGCAGGATGTCGCGGCCTTCAGGGAAGCTGAAAAAAACAAGACTCTGAAAAAAGATAATCGCGGGGAATATTGCGAGAATGAACTGCCGAAAAAAGGCGGCGGAACATGGACAAAAAAAATATACAGGAAAGACATCGAAAATCCGTCTGTCAAAACAAAACGGATTTATGTCGATTCTCTCATCAATCCATATGCCGGAGCTGACCGCCCCGAGATGCTCAGGAAAATGGCGGGAAAATCGTATTTCTGGCCGTGGCTTAAAAAGCGGAATTCTCTGGCTATGGCGGGGGAATGGTCAGAGGCGGATATTGCCGCCATGGATGAGGCTGACGACGAAACGATTATTAACGATGTTTTCAACACAGCAAAACAGCAGGTTCAGCCGGAGCCGGAGGCCGAAGATCCAAATATTATTGACGCAGAATACGAGGAGGTAAGCGCAGAGGATCAGGATCAGGATCAGGTAGCACAGGATCAGGATCAGGCAGACTACAAAGGAAGAGAGTCGAAAAATATAGACAAAAATATAGACGATAGAATTTAAACGTCTATAAAAAACACAGAAAAATAAATAAAAAAAATACAGCAAAAAAAAGAGCTAGCTTTACGAGGGATTAATTTGTATATTAAACTATCCCAAAAGAGGAAGGATACACTATGATTTTTAAAAAACCAATCATGTTTTTATTTGCGATTTTGCTCGCATTCTCATTCTCGTTTTTTGTTGCCTGTGATTCAGATTCAGGCACCGGAGGCGACGACGGAGGCGGGAAAGTCGTTACTGTCACGGGCAATGTTGAAAAAGGCGCACTCCAAAAAGGGGCTGAAATTGATGCCTCGCAGTGGTCAGCTGAAGGCGGTTATTCAGGGAAAATTTTCAAATCCCTGACTGTTGATAATCTTGGCGGATATGTTCTGTCCGGAACAGGTATGACAGGCTTGCTGGACGTGGAAGTTGACGGATTTTTTATTAATGAAAATACCGGAACCGTGTCGGATTCGAGGATCATTTTAAAAGGCTTGATCGACTCGTCAAAATCAACCGGTAACATAAATATTATAACTCATATAGTCATGCAAAGAGTCATAAATTTGATTCAAGCGGGGTCGACATTCGACGCAGCATATAATCAGGCGGTCGGGGAATTGTACTCAGGTCTAAGCTGGTCAGTCTCAACGCCGCTTGATCAGTCGGTGTCCACAAATGCAAAATTGCTCTTCCTGTCTGCTGCTGTTTGCAGAAACAGGACTGTCGATCAGGTATCTAATATTCTGACGATACTCGCTAATGATTTAATTGACGGAGTTGTTGACCTGTCTATTTTGGATCGATCGTTTTATTTTCTTAATTGCACACAGATCGAGGCAAACATGACAGCCATGTATCACAGCTGCCCTGCCCTGTCAGAAATAAAAAATCAGGTGATTGCACACAGAAATATTCAGCCGCCATATGTAGCGGTGCCGACAAAAACAATTACTCTGCCGGTTCAGGATTTTTATTTTTTTGAGAACAGCACGAAAGAACTGTCCGGCGCACTGTGGGGGACATTCGGTGAGGTGCAATTGTCTGTTGAATTTGACACGGACGGCGTGATCGAAACGAAGGATATTCCTGTGAATGATTTTTTCTCGGTCGGTGCGGGGAGTCAAACTATAAAATATTTCTCTGCAATTTTCAGCGAGTTCACGGGACATTTTACGGACGATGAACAGCCGATTTATGCGCAGGCTGAAAGGTTTTATAAAAAAGAGCTCGGAGTTGTGGCGGAAATCACAGAGGAGGAAATTCCGGCGAGACCGGTCAAACCGTGTGTACATTTCAACACAACAAATTTTTACTCTGAGGACTATGTCTATGAGGGCGAGCATTATATTAAAATTTATGACATGACACCAAACGGACCAATTCCGATTTATAAAACAGTAGACTGTTATTCTCTCGGCGCCCGTGACGGTGCTAACGGATTGTATTATTCAGTCACGGAAAAAGCTGAGCCAACATGTCAATTTCAGGACGGGTTGTATTTCTGGGCAGAGGGTGCTTGGGCTCCGCTCCACCTGAAACCAGTCGGGAAAATGTGGATTGATTAGCGTGATAATGTGAAGGATTGAATGAGAGAGGGGGCATTGTAGCCCCCTTTTTTTGTGTGTGTCAGGAGAGAGGGGAAACGTGAGGAGAAATTAGGAGACGGTTTTCATTACGAGGACATAAGGCACGCCTTCGGAATAGTTTTTCATTCGGGTTTCTGAGTCGGTGCGGACAACTCCTTGGTTGTCAAATTCTATGCTGCATACTGATCCATTTTCACCAGCTGCAAATTTTTTACCGGAAAGTGTAGTACTTTTTTTAAGCACACCGGAAACCGTGATTCCTTCATAACCGAGAGGTGTCTGAGAAGCACCTTCTGTGGTTCCGAATGCTAACCCCGTCATCCTCTCCATAGCATCCTCCTGCCTCACTCCCATCGCTTCAGTATCGCCGCCGTCCCCATCCATCGCGCGACCGGCACAGCCTTTATAATTTCTGAGAGTATACGAGCCCATGTTTTCGGTTGCGATTTTATCAAGCCTGAAATATTCCTCCGCTCCCCCTGGATCAAGGATCGTCTCCAATTCCCCCGACACAGTCGAGCCGTCAATGTGCACGCCGTAAAACTGAAAAACCTTCCCCCCTTCGCCGCCGACCTTATATCGCCCGCACTTGAAAATCTGTTTATAATTTGCGCTTCGGGGATCATGCATATCATGCAAGCCGCCCCTGTTGACTCTGCCGTCCTGAAACAGGGCAAACACCGATTTGAAATCAGGACACATAATCCACTTGTCGGGATTCTCAAACGGGTCGTATCCGGTGTTGCTGTCGATCAATGACACGAACTGCACACCGCAATACATCCTCTGAGCTCCTGCTGAGCATGTCTCACCTGCTGTCCATTCAGCCACGCCGTCAATTTTCAGTCCGGTCATTTCTTCGAGCGCATCGAGGTGGTCAGGGTGTGCCTCTGATTCGTCGTACCCTGAGAGCCCCCCTGTGCGATATTTTTTAATCGTGGAGAAAAATCCGTACAGAATATCGTTGAAAGTTCTGACTGTGATTGACGAGCCGTTTTTATTGCTTGAATTAGGCTTCAGTCTTCCAAAGGGAAAATCTGTTGTGGCTTCAGTATATTTTTCGAGATATGATCGGATGTCTTTCATTTGGCTTTTTTCTCCTGTTTTGGTGTTGGTGGTGGCTTGGGTGCCTCGGGTGCCTCGGGTGCCTCGGGTGTTGGTGCCTCGGGTGTTGCCGGTGCGGGTGCCGGAGAGGGCAGCACAGCCACGAGTTCCACTCTTTTTTGTTCCCTGCGCTGTACAATGTCCCTGAGCTCTTCGGGCACGTCCTCGCCTTCTGCAATGCGCCTTGCAATGTTGTCCTCAAGGATTCGAGCCGCTCTCATGTTCAGCATTTCCTGATCGAGTGCGGACATTTCTGCCGTGAGTGTTTGCAGGGTTTTTTCGTCTGCGATCTGAGATTCTGTCATTAGGGTTGCGGTTTTGGTTTCGTTGTCCCATATTATGTCTTTCAGGGAGGCTTTTTTTATCAGCTGTTCCTGAAGAGGGTCGGTGACTTCGTACTCCTCACGTTCACCGGATGAGTGGTGTTTGGTGGCGTCGGAGTGGATGAAGGCTATTTTGGTTTTGTTTGTTGATATTGTTATTTTCATTTTTTATTTTCCTTATATGTAATATTCTATATATAGTTTGTATGGCTGTCCTTGCAAATCACTACCGACACTAGCAAAAGATATAGTTCCAGGCTCTATTACAATTATGTAACTATTTGATGCTGACGATACCAAAAAATGCTCTTTCACTCGGTATAGTGTAAATGATGCAGATTTGATAAATCCAGTGCAATTGATTATTTTATCGAAATCAGATACACCATGTAAAATATCAGTACGAATATCATTATCAGTAGTACCTATCAAAGTTTTATTATAAATCTTTGTAGCCACACCATCAACATTACCCCATCGCCAATACTGACCCTCTGTGCTGTCATAATAAAATTGAGTGCCTTGTAATTCCAGCCACGCCTTAACCACAGCCTTAATCTGTGCCTTGAAATTCGACCACCGAATCCATTTAGACGGTGTCCCCAAATTGTCAGCCATGACCGCATCGTTATCGACCAGCTCTGATACTTCATTCGGTATCTCGTATATTCTGCCTTCGCCTTCCGCCATGCTCTATTCCCCCTTATTCACTGCAATAATTTTCATTCCTGTATCGGTCACGATCTGCATTCCCGTGTCGGTTACAATTCTCATATCAATTCCGACCTGTGCAATGCATCGAAACCGTAAATGTTTCAGCTCGATTATCAAATTTTTCAGATAAATATAATCTCTGCCGGTCAGGAGCAGCAGCTCTGATTGAGTCGCCAGCCTGTCCGGAAACGGAGACAGAAAAAAATAATATCCCCAATATTTCGGGTCACTCCCTATCTCATATTTCACCGGCACCGGATATGTGGTTTTCGGATTCGGGCTGTCATATTGCACCGGATCGTCAAACTGAATCCCGTAATCATCGAATTGAATTGTTTCCTTCCCCTCCCCTCTTGGAGGAGAGCACACAATCAGACTTCCCTGAACGGTCGCAGGATCAATACTCCGGTCTGCATTTTCGATCATATACAGCGGAAATCCTGCCTGTTGCACCTGCTCCTGTATCCAGTCCGGCCCACCGTTGCCAGTCAGAGCGGCTTTTTCGATTATCCGGTTTATCTGATCTTCAGTGGTGCCACCGAGATAATTACTCTCACCGTATTTGATTTTATAATCATCGATTGTGTCAGGGTCCATGTCGGGATTAGGCACAATCGACCGTTTGACTTTATCTCGATAATCAACCACCCGCCCGAATTCGACCGCAAAGCCGGACATCAATTCCCTGAACTGCGTAAACCCCGGCAAATGTATTTTTGTTGTCAGTCGATTTAGTGTGTTTTTTATTGCTTCATACATTTTAATTATGCCATGTCCTCAAAATCCACGTTTAGAGCCTTCCCAAATTCCCCGCCGTAGAATGTGTATGAGCCGACAATATCCCCTGATGTGACCTCGGTCACGGTTGTAGTTATCACCGTTGCTCCCTCAGTTTTTGCCACGTCCGCCGCCACATCTGAAATATTGGAATTTGTTAGGGTGTCCTTGTTCACATCATAAACACCCTGAATAAATGGAGACAGTGACGAAACATGATTCCGGATTGCTGTCCTGATTTCATTTTTCAGGTCATCGTCGGCATTTCTGATTTGCACGGTTATATCAAATTCGTGCAGCTCTATCGCCCTTGTGATTATTTCCTCACCGATATTCCGGCGGTTTGCTTTGCCGGTTGAAGGGTCAACACATAGCCGATCATGCAGAGAGGACAGCTGTGCGGATGTTGGTATCCCGTCGGGCTGATTATCGACCTTCCCCCACGCATTTATTCTGTTCGGATATGTTTCGTCCTGATATGGGCCTATCCAGATAAAATTAGGCTCCTGTATTCCCCACAGAAAATAATCAAATGGGCTGCCGCCTGTGACTCTGTGTTTATAGCGAGCGACCACCGTCGCTCTGAATGATTCAATCCCCTCCGGATCAGCCCCCTGTGTCTCAATTCCGGTCACGGTTGCAGTGCCGTCAAGAGAGAGGTCTGTCCCGTCAATGTTCAGCTCTTCACCGTTCGCAAGATTGCCGATTTCGCCGCCTACCTGAGCGAGCATGTGCACATCTGAAGCCACGCCCTCAACGATTGAAACGGCTGCTGTGACTTTGTAAATAATGCTATTGCTGCCGACAAACAGAGTGCCGCGAGAGACTGACTCCCCTGTTCCAGGGATATCGCATATTATTTCTGCTGCCACTTCAGCCGATGGATACAGTTTATATATTGCTCCGAGCATTTTGAGTGTTTGCCAGTCTGCATTTTCGGGGTCAATCTGTTTATAAACCCACAGGATTGATTGATACAGCAGCATGATTATACCGGCAATTGCTCCGGCAATATCTTTCACTAGAGCAATCGGCAAAAATGGAACAGTCTGACCAATCTTTCCCTCGACATCTGAGACAATCCGGTCTCTGATTTCTGCAATACTCGGAATTTTAGGTAATGCCATATATTTGCTCCGTTATTCAGCGAACAAGTCGCTCTCCATGTTTTCCCACAGGATAGAATATTTTGAACTTCCGCCGTCCGGTTTTTCGAGTTCAACTGTCCATTGAATCCCATACACACTGATTATTTGCCCTGACGCTTTGATGCTTTTGACTGCCTTAATTCTTTTCAAAAATTGCAGGACTCTGATTAGCTCCTGCGTACCGTCGTTTTTGGTCTTGTCGCAAACCACAGCACGGGCGATAATTTCAGGAAATTTTGTAATAATTTTTTCATTCTCATTTTTGGCGATTGAATTCTGCCATGTATGCCGGTCGCCGTACACAGCAAAGTAAATTGCCGTGTCAATCCCGTCTGTCATTGCAGGCTGACCGTTTTCAATAGGTGTGTCAAAATTGCCGTCAATGTCTCTGGTTATTTTCAGGTCACCTGTGAATTTCATATTCGCACCTTGTCAACCTTTGCGCCGGAAGAATCCACCACGATCGGCACCGCCTTATAAGTTCCGCCAAGAGCTGTTATAGCTAATTTGATTTTCGCTAATTCCGCATTAACATCCGTTGCTATCTTCTGCAATATTGTGTCAAGTTCCGAATATTTCACCGCATAATCAGCCCCATCATTCAGAACAAAATTCCCCTCTTTGTCCAGATAGGCGCTAGCCTTAATTGTGCCATCGTCTAACATCGAGTAGACGAATGTTTCACCCCTGTCAAGTGCTTTTCGCAGCTTATAGTTGTGTGTCCCGACAATAATTTTCATGCCGAACACTGTCAGCTCAACCCCGAATGTGCCTTTGGTCGGTCGGCCATAAATTCCAGGGACGGAAAAGACTTCTGCCTGATGCCCGCTGTCCCCTACCCCCTTGACGTTGGCAACGATTGAGTCACCAGGTGCGCCTTTTATTTTCTTTATTTTCGTTGAAACTATTTCGGCTAAATATCCCACGGTAAAACCTCCGGAAATTCTTTGCTAAATGCCTGCGGAAGAGCAAGCCCCAAATTGGCCATATCGCCCCCGTTCTCGTCTTTCGTGAGGCTGACATTTGTTATCAGATAACGGCTCTCAACCATGATGCAGGCAAGGGGATAGTATACAGTCACGACACTGTTTTCGATCCAGTCGTCCCCCTTCTCGTCTTTCCAGCCGAACACAGCCGCACTTGTCGGCGCTGAGTCAGCTATTGCCCTTGATCGTTTCCAGAGAGCGGTGTCCTTGATATTCCCTGCTTCGGCTTCGTTCGCTGTTATGATCAACGGCCTATACGCCGGAATTGACTCGTCCTGAATCAGGGCTTTAATATTTGCATTGCCTGCTGACTGTGACACGGCTGTAATGTGGCTGTGTCGTTTTATACTGTCATAGCTGGCTGAAACATTGATCAGCGGATATTTTTGCTGAATCAGAGCGGCCACGGGTTCGGCGTCAATATTTGCCTGTTGGAATGACATATTCCCGTTCGTGGTCGATGTGACCAGCAAGCCTTTCTGTCGAGCAAGTCCGGACAGAAAGCCGAAAATTGTGTCTGTGATTTGCCGGTTCGCCTGAATAAATGGGGCGGTATCTCCATGCGGAAATTCTGTTTCAATACCGAAGGGCTTTAAAATCTTGTCTGCAATCTGTTTCAGTGTCATTTTATTGTAGTCAAGATTTTTGTCCATAGACATGCAGTCCACGGTTTCGCCTGCCCGCGATCTCACCTCAACTGTCATGGTGACGCCGCTGCTGGATGGCGACGGCGTGTGTTTCATGGCAATACCGGAAATATACAGCTTGCCGCCGATGAACAGGTCTGTTTTTTTATACGTGAACGGCCAAATATATTTTGCTGCTTCGCTGTTTGGATCAAATGGCGCTGAAAACACAAATGAGTCTGCACATTTATCAATATTTCGTGTTATGCTGTTTGTTGTCCAGCCGCGAAAAATTGTTCCGTCGATGCGGATTGCCACCTCGTTCGGTTTCTCGAATGGGATAGTGTCCGGATCTTTGATTTGACTTTCCGATGCCGGTAGAAAAAGCATGTCACCAGGGTGTATGTATGGCAACTGTGCGGCCTGATCGCCTCTGTAAACAGGCCTTTCCGTCAGAAAAGAGTTTGCCTGAATAATATCTGACACTCTGTTATAACCATATGCAGCTATAGAGATCGTGTCCAACCAGGCGCCCTTGGGGACTTTGTAATATGCCCCTGCTTGCGGTTTGGGTTTAGTGTCGTAGAAGTTTAGATAGTTAGGCATATTTATTTTTTTGCCCTCATACTGTTAATAATCCTGTGGTCTGGATGTCTGTAATTTTTTAACCATTCGGGCATTGATTTTAATTTCCCGTCTTCGGTTAATCTCACTGTTGTCCCATATTCAAGGCTTGATAAATCCCATGTCCGGTCATACTCTTCGAGCAGTTTAGCCATTTTCTTTTGCCATTCGTCCGGCATTTCCTGCACTAATACTCTCGGCAATGTCAACCATGATGCATATGAGAGGCTGAACCATTCGTTTAATTTGTTTCTCCCAGGGGTATAGTGAATATTCTGTCTGAGAATTTTGATTCTAAACAGTATCTTATAATGGAATATTTTTTGCTGGATTACCCCCTTGAATATTACAAAATATACTTTAAATTTTCCCATACACCACAATCTCCCTTCCCGCAGGAATTTCGTAAAATTCGGCGTCTGTTATGCCGTTCGTTTTAATAAATTTATTCAGAGTTGGATTTTCCACATCGCCATAATATTTATGACACAAATTGATCACGTCACTTGACGCACTCAAAATAATTTTCCGCTCAGTTTTCAGGTCAAAATTTTTGTCCAGCAGGATTGCATTTATTCGGCTGATTGTATCCTGCAGTAATGACAAATAGTTATGATCGCCTGTATATGTTTTTGTTATCAGTCCCTGCACAGCGCTTGACTCAACGCCCTCGAGCACCTCTTGATAACCGGCCTGAATAATCTCTATTGCAGCGGCTCCCTGTGATCGTGTTTCAAAATCTGTATACACTGCCGCCTCAGCCAGCGATGCAGCCGCCATGCCTCCGATGAGCTCAAGCAGAACGGCATTGTTTATTTTATTGTCTATAGAAATTTCGTTCGGATCATCAAAACCGGCGATCAATTCAGTTATCAGACTCTTGTATCCGTTGATTTTTGAGAGAGTATCTGATTTAATTTTTGCCGGTAATCTCATAAGATATTGAGTTGCTGAAATCAGGGATACAATATTTCCGCCAACATCGTCAATTGTGCTGTTTATCCCTTCCTGAATGTTTTCAAAAGTCGTGATTAAACCTTCCTGCATATCGACCATGCTTTTCAGGCTGCTGCTCACCGCTCCCACTGCTGCAGACAATTTGCCTTTGACGTTCGAGATTGCAGCAACGGTTTTTAATTTCATGCTCTCTGTTGCACTTGCCGAGGCTTCTGTCATTTTATCGATGTTTTGCAGTGCCTCTGTTTCAGCCTGCCCGTCCGTAGTCGGATATTGAGCCGGAAAAACCTTGATAAACTTGACTGTCAGATTGCCCCGCATCGCGCCGGAAACAAATTTCTCTGATTGCTCCCACTCCCCGAAGGGCATCACATCAATATCGCCCCACCTCGGACTTCTGAGTATCCCGGGCATTTCCATGCTGTACCGCTCTTCGAGCGCTAAAACGAAATCGTCAATTTCTTCGTCGTAATTTTCACCAACGAAATAAATGTCCATTGAAAAAACCGGTGCTGTGTTCCCCAGCTCCTGAGCCATTGATTCGTCAGAGTCAAGGATCTCAGCAACCGCCGATTTTTTCCCGCCGGATCGTTTCAGGTTGTCGAACATATAAAAAAGCTCGGTTCCTGACGGGGGGACAAATGACCCTGGTCTTAGTCTGTCAAGATAGTTGTTGCTCATGCAGGATTGACCCCCAGATTGAGAGTGCCGCCTGCAGCAGTACCACCTTTGCGCTGGACTGTTGTTCCGGCCGGTGTGTTGTTAAAATTGACATCGACCTGAGAGCGGTTATTGACTGTGTGTGAACTGTGCGCTGTTTCCGGTGATCTGTAGTGAGCCGGTGTCTGCACATTATTATTGACCGTCGCATTCATGGCCGCATCACCTGATTCGGCAGCAAAGCCGAAAAATTCCTTCACTGTTTGCCATTTCTGCGCCACCCAGTCCACAACGGCTGTAAATTTCTCCGTTATCCAGCTTATTGCAATGCCGAAACCCTCGCAAATCCCATCCCACAGGCCACCGAAAAATTCTTTTATCGGTGCCCAGTTTTCGTAAACGAGATATGCAAGCGCCGCAAAGGCTGCTATTCCGGCAATGACGAGAAATATCGGAGACAACAAAAATGATATTGCCCCATTCAAAACCCATTGCACAGCCGCCCATACTTTCGTGGCAAGTGCCGCCTGCATGATCGCTGCTCTCATCATCCATAAATATTTAATCCAGCCTATCCCGATTATCAGTTGCTGCACTCCCAAAAGACCGTACAGTGCAACTTTAAACGCAATAAACCCACCGACCACATACGGGATGACCGGCGCCAGAGTCTGGAATGTCCAGAGTAAAATTTTCAGAGTCGCCACAATTGGAGACATGTCAAAGCCTTTGATTGCTTGGGTTAATCCGGAGATTCCCTTCCGGCCTTTTCCGTCAAACTGATCAAATATTTGCATCCCCTTTTCTATCAGAGTGCTTTGCAGCATTTTAAGCCTGATTCCCCACGATTCCCGCATTTTGTCCGCTGCGATTGCTGAGGCGTCAGTGTTTTTTCTCATTTTATCATTTAACAGGGTTATCTGAGTAGACAGCTCCCCGATATTTTTCGCACCCGCAATTGCCCTTTTTCCGAATATCAGAGACATGATTTTCAGCTGGTCATGAGTTCCCATGCCCTCCACGCCCTTGACAACCTTTTCCAATATTCCAGGTAGCGACCGCATGTTTCCGGCTTTGTCTTTAATGTCGTTCATGCCAAGACCAGCCGCAGCAAGGCCCTGTTGTATTTTCGGGCCCATCTCGCCAAGTCTCAGGTAAGCGTTTTTAATTGCAGTTGCACCGGTAGAGCCCTTGATACCGGCCCCGCCCAGCATTGACGCCATGGCGACAACTTCTTTCATGTCAGCGCCTGCGATTTTGCTTATAGGCCCGATGTCTTTCAGTGTCTCAAACAGGTCTTCAAGTGTCACATTTGACGAGTTGACCGCGATTGCGAGAGTATTATTCAGGTCTTTTAATTTCGCAATTTTAGCAGTTGATTCAAGCGCCGAATAACCGAACGAGCCCAGCAGGTCAGAGGAAATATCAGCGACCCTCGCGAATTCCTCGCCTGAAACCGTTGTCAGGTCTATTACAGATCGTAAAGAATTGATTGCCTCAGAGCTCGTGAAACCGGCTCGAGCATACTTGTCTAAGCCTTGGGCCGCCTCAGCAGCTGAAAATTGTGTGTCCGCGCCTGTCTGTCGGGCTGATTTACGCAGGTTATCCATAATCTGAGTGACGTTTGCGCCCTCGACCTGCGCGTCTTTGAACCGCGCCGTCGCGCCGTAGATCGCATCATCGAACTTGACATACTCCCTCGCGACCGTGCCCACCCCGAGCGCAAGCACAGCGACCCCCGCTATAGCTGCAGTTTTGGCAAATTTTTTCATTTTTCGGGTTGTGCGGTCAATAACTGAATTGACGCGCTCGAAACTGCGTGTCATTTTGCGAGAAAAGCCGACCACATTACTGGTTGCTTTACGCATTGGCCCAGTAATGCGGTCGGTCATAGTAAGGAGAGATTCAAGTGTAAATTTAGAAGCCATTTATTCTCTTCCTTCGGTTCCTGATTCGTTCGTCAACCAGTCTTTTAAGCTCCTCAGGTTCGGGAACTTTCCGCGGCTTCCCGTTCGCCGGATATAAATGTTCATCGACAATTTCTTTTTCAGTAACTTGCACCTCATAGATGTTGTACCAAAAAAGATTGCCCTCAAATGTTAATTTCATCAGTTCGGGTATTGGGTACCCGCCGCCGAAGTATTTACCCAGCAGCCCAACCAGCTCGAACTCGTGCGAAAAATCTAATCGTCCGAGTCTCGCGAAGGGGCTGCCTGAACGAAAAAACCCATAATTACCGCGTTAATCCTTGGAGTATCGGGCTCTTTTATTCTGCCAGCAAAACCGATTTCAATATCACATGAGGCCGCAAGCAGCGTTGTAGCCTGATCGATGGTCTGTTTTTTATTATATTTTTGTACGCCTTTTTTCTCGTTCATGGAGGTCGAGCGAATCTTTACCATGCTGATCGGCTCGCTCCCGTCCTGTTTTTCAATCGGGAAAAATAAAACAATATCGAAAGTTTTGTCATCAGGATTGAATTTCAGTTTCCCGTGTCTGACTGGCTGAATGAGCTCCTCAATAACATCCTGAAAGTTTTTGCTTTCAGTGTCCAGCTCGAATGCCTCCCCCCATTCTTTTATAATCGCCTCTGCATCTTCGCGTGGAAGGATTTTTTTCTTTTCTTTTGGTTTACCAAGCATTTTTTAATCTCTCCTGTTTTTTATTTATTTATTGAAACCTGACTCCTCCTGAGAGAGTCAGTGAAACTTTGCTGTCTGACAGTGGGATTTCTCCGGTCAGCATACAGTCAAGTGACAACACTTTGCCGTCCTGCATTGTTGCACTTCCAGCTCGGGGTTTCCCGTCCTGCATTTTTTTTACAGCTTTGTATTCATCGCCAGTCATAATAACATCGGTTTTTAAATGCCCAACTTTCGGAGTTGCTGCAGGATAAACATGACCGTTGCCTGTTATATTTGCCTCGTAATCAGTTCCGCCGAGTTCGACTTCCGGCTCCCCTTCTGGGTTGAGTGGCATACCAGCCCACTTTAATGATTTTAAAGGACCTTTCATTTTTGCCTCCGTTATCTGTTAGTATAGATATGTATATTTCATTGCAATAACTCTGAGCGCTCTGGCCTCATCGTCCTGCAATTTCGCATCCATTCTGCCTTCAAATCCAGCGTTAATATCTGCCGTCAGGCCTGCAATAATTTTGTTAATATTTTTAGACCAGTTATATTTGCCCCAGAGGTCTGTTATCAATTTTGTCAGGTCAGAGATAATATCCTTCGGTGCAATTGCCCATTCGTAGTTTGTTATATCGTCATTCGTGACCACAACAGCCCGCCTGTATTTCTCAGCTTTAAACAGCTGCTCAATACTATATGCTTTTGCCTGTCTCAGATGCAGAGATACTGCGTCATACCACTCTTTGGTTGCCCCACCATCGCCGTCCATTCTATATGTCAGAGGGATGTCCCCATATATCAGGTTACCGTCTGCGTCACGCTCACAGAATCCCATTCCGTCGCTAAACAGCGGATTCGCCTGTTTGTAAGTCATATTCGGCACTGAGCCATCGCAATCCAGTCCGACCGGCGTCTCTTTATATGGTCTGTTCGGGGCCTGTGCCTGCTCGAGCGCAATCCGGCCAACAAGGTTGGCACTGAGTTCAAATGCCGGTGCATATGTGCTCTTATCCCATACCGCGCCAATCCATTTTTTATTTATGGTTGCCGGAATAGCTTTGGCCTCGGAATATGTTTTGCTTACATACCCCACGTAAGCCCCAAAAAATCTGCCTGTCTGAGGATCTGCCCTCTCATCGCCTGCGTCTTTGATGTATCCGAGATTTGTGCCATCTGAAAATGGACATGTGAAAATTGTATACCATCTGTCACCGAGCTTGTCCTCGTCTGAGCTATCAAAATATATGCTCTTTATGTCAACGGCTCCGCTTCCGCCATCCAGGAACCCGTTTAAATTCTCAAGAGCTACCGTCACTCCTGAAGGCGCTTCCGCCTCCTGAACTGCTCCGGAAGGATTCTGCTTTATCAGAATTTCATTTCCGGCGGTGCCTTTAAATTTTGCTGTTGCTGTTGCGACTCCGGCTGTGTTGGCTGCAGTTACTGCAATATTTCTGTTCGCTGTTATCGCTGCAACAAGAGCGTCTGCATTTGCAGTCGGGTCGGCCCCTTTGGCAACATTGATATAAACCAATTCGCCGCCGATTTCAAAATATAGACGCCCTGCGCTGGTTGCGGTGCCTGTGAATGTTATTGTCTCTGTTGCTGCCGCCGCTCCATCTGCGTCCGGAACAGGGAACCACCACACCTCACAGCCTGAGCGGAAAACCTCGTCAGGCATAGCAAGCGCCTGCCTGTGAGAGTGGCTGCCATATCCGGACAGCTGGCCAAGGTGATTTTTGCTTTCGATTTCTACCGGTTCATAGTTCACAGTGCCGGTTTTAAGGGGATCATATTGCCCTATTATTCCGATTTTGGGCGGGATGAAATAATCAGAAAGATATTTTTTGACCCCCGCCAGTTCTATCATTATTGTTGATGCTTCTGCATAATCCGGTATCTGATTAAAATGAATAGGCTTTCCCATGCGACACCTCGCTGTTTTTAATACTTAAATGCTCTTTTGAATTCGTCCAAAAGTTCAATGTCGAATTCTCCGAGTGTCGGCAGGCCTGTGAGGTCTGCCGGTGTATAAACAAAATCATTATTCATCATGTATCGAGCCGGCGCGTATGATTCGTTTGCTTCGTCACCGACCGGCTCATTGTTGTAGAAATACAACGGCATTTTATAATCCCGTTTTATTTCCCTCGGGTTCATTCCGAGATATGCATTTTTTTTGTCGGTCAATGCATATCTGACTTGCCCTGTCAGCAGGTGTAGCCTTTTTATTGCGACCTCGTCAGAGGGGGTTAGATTGCACCGCTTCCCTCTCGCGTACATGTCGATATAAATAGTTGCTCTATCAGACACACCATGCGCCGTCGCATCGATCGGCTGAATGTCAAACAGTATGATATTCACAAGCGCTTTGTTTCTGATTTCCTCTATATAAGGCCTGTTTCGATTTTTCGTTACTTCAAAAAACAAACCTTCCTCTTCTTCCGCCTGAGCTGCGGCAAAGTCCTCAAGGATTGTTGCAATATTATCAACACATTTGCTTGCTAACGGATACAGGTCGCTCATTCTCTTACAACTCCAATGTTGTAGTTATAATCCCGAAAGTTCGGTCAACCATAGGCTTATAAAATTTCCCTGTCCGAGTCTGGCCTGTTACATTCGTCCATGTTACACAAAACTTGCTGAACGTCTCATTCGGCCCGCTTGAGATTGTAACATCGTCAACATGCAGTACTATAACCGTCTTCTGCCCTGCTGCAGGAAGTCCGGTTGTCATATCAATAACAAGTCCTGTGTCCGCATAAGAGCCGTTAATTGGCTGAGTTTTTCTGCTCTCACCTGTCAGACCATTGTCAAGAGTGAATTCGGCTGTGAATCCTTCGTTGAGGATGACTCTGCTGTCCTCTCGTATGCGGTCATATAGACTCATTTTTTATCGTTCCCTCTTTGCCTGTTACCCTGATCTTTTTCGGCTTCTGCCTCTTCGTTTCCGTCTGAGTCTTTGCCCTCGTCAGGCTGGCCAATAAAACCGCCTTTAACCAGGGACTCGAGCTGCTTTGTCTCTTTCCAGTGAGCCAGCACTTCAGGAGGAACCGGACGGCCAATTGTTAGACGGCTGATTGTTCCGTTAATTTTTGGCGGGCCTATCGGCCTGAGTACAATCATTTATCTCCGCCCTCGTCTGCGGGTGCCGTCAATTCCTCAAGGGTTTTTTTCTGCTCTTCGTTTTCGGCCTTGAGAATTTTATTTTCATTTTCCAAATCTACTTTCTCGACTTTGAGTTTTTCAATCTCATCATCCAGTTTTCTCTTTTCTTTCCCGTGCTGCTCCTTGAGTTTTTTCACTCTCTCAGAAACATTGACAACCGGTTCGCCTGTGCCCTCTACCAGCTCACAGCGCTGGTCTTCTATTGCCTCAGCAATTCCAGCATTACCGCCGATAAACTCAGACTCGACAAATGTGTCGTCAACCTGTCCAACTCGCCCCTTGAGAGTCAGGGGCTGCTTGATTACTTTATATTTGCTTTCCATTTATTGCTCCTACCATACTGGAAGTTGTATTTTCTGAACGAAAGAATTTATGCCTTCCGCATAATAGATACACTCACAGAACCACCATGCTCTGTTTTCCTGTTCGAGTGTCTTGACATTCGGATTTTCGTCAACTTCGGATTGAAGATTTCTTTTGACACCGATGTTCATGTAACGGTTGCCTGTTGGCCCTGTACATGGCATTATCAGAAATCCCACTTTTGACGGTACTCCAGCATAAATTTCTGACTCCATCCTCCCGTCAATTGAGTTCCCGTTGTATCCGAGAATCTTGTTGATCTCAGGGATTGCCTCGAAGCCTCTGTCTGTATTAAAACCGGATTTTTTAATATTGCCGCTTATAACCCTTCTTATGTGCATCGAATCATATTTGTTTGTTAGAAAAACAAGACCCTCCGCGCCAATTTCCTGTTTGGTTACCGGATCGAGTTTCTGCGCAAACGCATCAACTGCATTTTCAATCGTCAGGTAGAGTTTTTCTTCTCTGTTTGAGCCTGTTGTGTCTGCGTCAGTTGTCTTGCCTCCGGCATATGTACCGTTAATAATTGGACTGATTGCAAGATCGTCCCTCAGAGAGTTATAACCCTCGATGACTCCATCGTTCATTTTGTCAAAATCAAGAGACCGGTCGAAAAGTTTCGCAATCAATTCTACCGAAAAACCGGCAGAATAAAGCTTGTGTGTTACATCGTCAATCTGTCCGCCTCTGGTTTCTCCCATGTTGACAGGTTGTCCGGCTCCGTTATGCTCTTTAAAAACAACGGCATAAGAGAAAAATTCCCTGAACCCAACTTTCTGGCTTGAATTCGGCATATCTACAATATTATAAATGTTTTCTCTGATTGTCGGATTGACTGTTTTTTTGATCGAAAGATCAAATTTCATGGCCTCCCAGAATTGCTCCCAGTCCGGAAGCAATGTGTTTGAGCTGCCCTGCGGTGCGTTTTCAATTCTTTTTTTGGTGAACACGCCTGCTCTGACCATTTCCCTGACAGACATTGTTTTGGGTTCGCCGTTTTCATCCAGCATACTAAAACATTTTTTTGGGACATCGAGAGCGGAGCCGTATTTCTTAATTTCGTCAAAATCAGGCATTTTGCTTTTGCCTTTTCTTGCCCCGCGCATCTTGTGAAATCTTGTGTCGTCGCTGTCTGAATCCTTCAGGCCGAGCGGTGTTGAGATTCCGCACATGTCTGAAAACTTAAAATTAATCTTGCCGTCCGCCATGCGTTTGGAGGCAAGTTCCCTGTTGCTTTCCTGTGTTATCAGCTGTAAATTACTCATTATTTCCTTGCCCCCTTAAATGTAATGCACGGTTATTACGCCGGTGTCTGCTGTTGATGCTGCCGTAAATGTTAGACCGGCTGCGACAACAAATCTTTTTGACCTTACCAAAGTGCCATTCGAAACCGCATTTTCTGTTGCAATTCCCGCAACGGATACAGTGTCGCCTCCGTTTTTGACTGTTACGGCTGCATTTTCGACTGTTGCCAGCCCAACCCCTTCAGTCTTAATTATTTCTGCACCAGCCGGAAAACCTGTGTCCACAACAGGGGTTCCTGCGGCATGAGAGCCGGTCGGGATCAATACCTGACGAGCTTTTACAACTCTGTCGAGTCCGCCCTGAGCACCCTGCACGAACGGCCTGAATGTCACGCTCGTATGCTCTGTTGCAGCCCCGCCAAATTCGGTACACACGCCGACGGGTATCCTGCCGTCAGCCTTGGTTGCTCTGATCTTTCCTGCGACTTCGCTGGTGCCGGGTTCGTAATAGACATCCTGATCCGCGACAAAAGAGTCCGAGGCCTCTATCTGTCCGGTCTGAATTGTTCTCTCGCTGTCGATGTTGATTCGGCCCTGCTGGCCGTTGGCAATCCCGCCCGCGCCTTTTACCTCGCCGAAATAGCCGCTCAAATAAACGAGTTCGAGGTCAAGGACAGCGCGTCCTGTGTTATTCAAAACCAGCGGCTGTTTGTCGCTGACTGTTTTTTCTGCAAATTTTGGAAAATCCACTTGTGTATCCATAGTCTAATCCTCCTCTTCCCATATGCTTTCGGGCATGTCTTCAAATACTTCGCCGCTGGCTGATGCACCGGCTTTTCTGGTTGCGATAGGACCAGGGGATTCAATCGATGCAATTACTGTGTCTGAAGTTGTCCACTTGGCGATCTCCATAACAGTCTGCTCCTCCGTCCATTCCTTTTCGAGCGCTTCGTCGCAAATCTCATTGATTCCAGAGCTCAGAGGAGAGTCTCTGAACTGCTGTTTCATTTTGATGATCGCAGGAACCCTTCCCCTTTCGCGTTCAGCGGCGGCTTCCTCTTTTTCTTTTTTCCTTCCCAGTGCCACGGCGTCTTCATGCAAGGCGGGGAACTTGTCTCTAAGTTCGGCCAGAGTTTTCATCTGCACCTCCTGTGAATTTTGTCCGCCTGCGGCGGGTGTATTATTATTTTGTTCTGTTCTGTTGTTAGGTCTGATTATTGCAGCGGCCTTATCTATGTCGTCTTTGGCTTTTTCGCTTTCCTTCATTTTTTCGTGCAGCGCTTTAAATTTCATTTTTCCCGCAGCAACAAGAGAGGCTTTGTCTTTATCATCAGATTCAGTTGCAATAATATCGTCTATAAAACCGGCCTCTTTGATCTCTTCCCCGAAAAACCATGTTTCCGCGTCCATCATGGCCGTGACGTCTTCCTCAGATTTTCCGGTTTTTTTGGCATATGCTTTGTTTAGCATTTTATCAAGACCGTGAAGCGTTTCAGCGGTTTTCATTAACTCGTTATAATCGCCTCTTGCATAACTCCACGCATTGTGTATCATAAAAACTGCATTGTCCTCTGCAACAACCATGTCGGCCGCCGGATTACATGCGATGTATGATGCCATAGAAGCAGCAAGACCTTTTAAAATTATCATGATTTGCGCATTTGGATTTTCGCGCTTGTAATCCCTAATCAGATTATAAATCTCTATGCCTTCATAAACATAGCCCCCAGGGCTTGCGATATGAATATCAACGTCTTCGCCTTTCGCGGCTTTAAACTGCGCGGCTACATCAGAGGGAATTACATCCCAACCAATTTCCCCGCTAATATTTATTTTTTTTGCCATATAACAACCGTTATGTGTAATATAATATCTAAACCACAATCATTTATAAGAGTTTTTGTCAATAGTTTTTCGGTGGATGTCCTTCAGGTGGTCACAGCAAACCACCGAAAAAGGCACACAAACAGCCTTGTCGTGGTTTTTTATGTTCATTTTCATACAGGCCCTGAACTGGAAACAGGACAGTGGTTCTCCTTTTATTGGATCGGGCATTGAATTACAACCCATGACCCCCAGAGTGATAACCAGCAGCAGCAGAAATAATGTGATTTTCTTCATGTCTATTCTCCCTATAGATTTTTATTAACTTTGATTTCGGCGGCGGGTTGCCACTGGATCGAAAACCCTTTCTCTTTGGTCCATGACCAGCCGAGATTCTGAATTAGCATGAAGCCGATAAAAAACGTTATCAGCAGAATCATAATCCGCTTGAATTTCTTGGCTGGTGTTTTCCCGAGAAACATGTCAAAAACTTCTTTGGTTGATTTTTTCATGTCGCTTCCTCGTCTTTAATTGTGATGAAAACTTTCTCCCCTTCCAGCAGGCGGGGGGTGATTTTGCTGTATAGCTGTTTGTATGCGTTGGTTGAAAAGGAGACATTCGGCTTCCCCTTAATGATAGTGTGTCCTCTTCCAGGTAGCTGACAGGCCCGTGTGTCCCTTGGTTTATTCCCGCAGTGAATCAGCACATATTTAAAATTAAAAATCCGCCTGATGTGCAGCATTCCCCTGTGAAAATCAGGGAACCGTTTTTTGTATCTCATATGATACCCGCCGACCCTTCGCAGCTTGACGGGGTACCGACCCGCACGGACTCGACCCTTAATTGAAAACTTTCGCTGTTTTTTTGGCGGTTCGAGAAAATAGCACTCGAAAACGCCGTCAATATAAAATCTTGTCAGGGTCGCATCGGAATTATTAAAAAATCTTTGTGATGTCAGTTCCATCAATCAGTGCCTCCCCTCTTTTTTTCCCTTTTTTTTGGGCTAAATTTGTATTTCCGGATTTCGTTTTTTCCGGTTTCGGCTGTGTTATTCGCTGTGTGTTGTGCTGCGATTTGGGCGACTTCGCGAGAGACTTGGAACAATTGTTTGAAGAGCTGCCCCAGAATTGCAAACACAAGGCTGAACACAAGAAAATTGCACTTAACGAAGAACAAAAAATATATGCCCGATAACTCCACATCTCAGTCCCCCTGATTATTTCTTCTTTTTATCTGATTTCTTTTTTGACTCGTCATCTTCAACTTCTATGGTCTCCTCAGTGCCCTTTTTGGCTGCATAATATTCCTTTGTTGCTGCTGCGAGCTGGGCGTATGCCGGAGTGTTGGCTTCCAGATTTTCGTCAAAATCCCCTCCTCCTCTTTCGGCCGTGGCCCTTTGAAACGTTTTTAAACTGAGCATTAGTTCTTTTTCGTGTGCATTTACGCTCTTCAACGGATCAATATCCGGTCTCTGGTTACCGTTCCAGGTTGCGTTTGACCATGCGTTTCTGAGCTCTTCATTTTCCCATCCAGGGGCTTCAATTTTTTGATTCCGAATTTCTCCCCAGAGCCACATTTTAAGAATTTCATCGCAGAAATCCCAGCTGTGGTCGTCTCTGAATTTTGTAACAGTATTCCAGAATAGCAGCAGCTGACCCCTGATTGAAGAATATGAATCGTCAAAATCAAAATCAGCGACGGACACCGGAATACTTTCCGATGCCGTGATTGATTTTTTGACCTCTTTGCAGAATCCCGCAAAACCGGTGTTTGGCCGTTTTGTGTCGAAGGATTCGAGTTCATGACCAGCGGGTATATTCTCAACAACCAAGCCACCTTGTGACATGTCGGTTTTTTCAATTTTCGATTCCCAGTCTGACAGGCTGACGCCTTTGGTTTGCGGAGTGTTCAGTTTTGAGGTTATTCCTTCGGTCGGGATAGTCTCTCTGCCGTCGGTGTCCTTCGGAGGCTTCACCCATACAGCGAACAGGGCATTTATTACGGCTGCCTGAAGCTCAAGAATCTGGTAATCCGCTAATTTGGTTAATCCAGGTATCGATTTTGACAACATCGGAATACCACGACGCTGTTTTTCGTTTTCTTTTATATAATTATGAATTACAAAAGTCAGGCCTGATTTCGGGCCCGTCTTGGTTATTCTCTTGGTTTTTCGGTCTTTCTCATCGTATATGTGGTATGCGACCGCTTCGTCATGCTCGTTATATTCAATGCCGTCTAATACTCGGTTCCCCTTTTTCGGGGTTCCGCCGGAAATATTTTCAGGCGGGATAAATTGCAGGGACAAAGGGTTTTTGTTCCGGCTCGGAGAATATCGGAGGACAATAAAATATTCCCCGTCTCTGAGCAGATAAAAAAATGCAGTCCGCATCATTTTATAAAGATTCCGCTCTTTCAGGCGATCAACATTTTTCTGTTTTGCCCAGTTTTTGAAATGGGCCTCCGTTTTCTGAGACCACGCTTTTCGGGTTTCTTTGTCTGAGAATAAAGGGTTGTCTAAAACCAGCCAGTTCGGGGCTGCCTGCAGTTCGAGTTTTGAGCCGACCACAGTGTCAACGAGTCGGTTGATCATGCTCCGGCCGGTCTCTGAATCCCAGTATGCTATACGGGAAACATGTCTCAGCTTGCTAGTATTTGCCGCCCACCAGCCTGTATTGCCCGCTCCGGCATTGCTTCCAGAAAATAGATCTGCATATAGATCAGGAGACAGCGCGTTTTTTGGCTGTGTCATTGAAAGCACTGTTTCGTTAAACTGATTTTTGACTTTTATCAGTTCTCTGCGCAGTGCAATTTCTTCCCGCAAGTTTTTCTGTTTTGTTTGTTTCCTGCTCAGGCGGGGGCGTTTTTTGACAGAGGCCTGAAGCCTGCCGCCGAGTTGTCTGAATGGGTTATTCATGGTCTGGTTCCGCCTCTGGTATATCTCGCTGCTTTAAGGGTTGCCCCGCCGTTGCCCTGTTTTATGACTTTTGCGGTCAAATAGGAGTTTAAAAGTTTTGACAATCGGGCGGTGTCGTCTGTCTGTGTTCGGGCACGAGTCTGTGATGTGTCCATGTCTGCTGTAATAAAATCAGCCGCTTTTTCGAGTTTGGCTTCATAAAATGTAATTTTCTCGTTTATTTGTTCAATAGTGTATGTTTTGGCTATCATTGAAGGACTTAACACCGCACAACACCCCCGTTTTAATTTGGGCACTATTAACACTTTTATTATGTGGTGTCAAGTGTTATATGTTATATGGCGTTAATTAAGCAGCATTCCGGTCATATAATTTCTTCTGCATGGCGTCCATAAACATTTCATTATCGGTCTGAATTTCCGGCATTTTTTGCAATTTCCGCTTTGCATTCTCAATCTCAAAAAATCGATCAATTGCAAATTGGTAAGCGGCAATATGATATTTCATAATATCGAAAACCTCATTCCGGCGCTGTTTTCGGTTTTCAATTGTCGTAATTTTTTTACCATTTTTCCGTGTTTCAACAAAAATTTCCTCTGCTGTGAGCTGGTCATAATATTCAGCCCCGTACCCGTGAGAAAAATGGATATATCCGAACGGAAATCCGTTTGCATATGGTTTTAATCTCAAAGTGTTATAGAGGGCAAATTTTAATTTTTGGTCACTCAATGCAATTTTGGGAGTTGATATATCATTTTTTGTTGCCTTGACAATAACTCCGTGAGTCATTGCATCTCTGGCAAGAATCGGATAAACACCGGATATACTCTCAGGATGATAGTTGAACTGATCGCAGAATGTATTTACCTGTGATGTGTTATACTGACTGTCAATAAATGCAATATCAACCAACATTTTCATGCCGTCTGCTCTTCTATATGTGTTTGTTATTTTTTCATGCAGTTTTTTCCAGCATTTAGACTCAATTTCGTGCGGCTCGCCTTCAAAAGTCCAGTAATCCACGGCCCAAGACCGTTTATCTCTTCCCCAAGCGTGAAGGCTTGCTTCGATCCGATTCCCTTGGATGTCAGCTGTGAGCGTCAAGAATATAGCCTGATCGCTGATATATCCTCTATCCCAGTCCTCTGCATGCTCCATGAGAAAATGTTTGTCGGGCGATTCGACTCGCTCTTCCCATGTTTCGCCCAACACATCGTTGACGAAATCGGGAAATCTCATTATATCGTCTTTGACCTCCTCGAAATGCAAAACAATATCGAGCCATGGTCTAAATCCATAAAGCGCATTAGTGTGATAGCTTCGCATAAACGGTTTATCCGCTTTTTTTGTTGGGATCCACTTCGCTGTGCCCCCGTGCCCCTGCTCAAGCAGTAACTCATATTTTTCATACTCTTTAATTTTTCTTTTGCAATCGGGATTTATGCATTCGTAATATGTTGGGTTGTTCTGTGGGATTTCAACTCCTGCGATTGTTGTGTATTGTATATCCGCTTTCCCGTTCTCGTTTTTGTCCCATTTGAACTGGCCCCAGACGAACGGCTGATATTTACCGCATTCGGGGCATTTGAAATTATAATATCTTTTATCCCCCATGTCGAACTTTGGCTCGATCTGGGATGTGTTTTTCTGTTTTGGGGTTGAAATATAGAAAAGTTTTTTCAGGTTCCCGTATGAATCTGTCCGGCGTTCGATTTTTTCAATCGGATTTCCTGCAGAGGATCCGTTTTTCGCAATATTCAGAGGCCAGACATCGACCTCATCCCCCAGAACAAACCGCATGGGGAAAGTCCGCAGCTTGGATTCTGAATTCGGGCCGACCGCTCTCATGAAGGTTCCGCCGTAATTCTTTGTATCAACTTTATCGCCGGTATTTTTTTGATTCTTTTTTGTTGTATTTGGCTTGATTTTGCCCTGCAGGTTGGCTGCGTCGATCATTTGGTCAACACGCAGAGACATGGACTCCTCGGCCATTGCCTGGTCGCCAGAAATAAACAGCACGGGCCCGAGTCCATGGTCTATGCAATACCCCATGAAATTCTCGATTATACCGACTGTTCCCCCAACCTGCGTGCCTTTCATGTAAATAATTTCCTGCACAGGGGACAGGTCGGACAGGCAGTCTGCAATTTCCCGCAGGTATGGGGAGGAATCGAAACGGAATGGCCCAGGGCGTGCGGTTAATCCGGATGTTAGGCGTCGTTTCTTTTCAGCCCATTCAGAGACGGATTGTGTAATATTTGCCTCTGGAAGTTTATATATTTGAGATAAAACATATTCCTTCATCTCAGTAATAACAAAATCGGGGATTTGAGTTGGTGTATATGCGGCAATCATTCGGAGGATCCCATATTCTTGGCACAGCACTCTTTTATTCCCTGAATGCCCCTTTGTACGTCTGGATTAATTATTTTCTCGACCTCTTTCTCTAATCCAGGACGTTCCAGCCTTTGGCATATTTGAGCTGATACCCTTCGTCCGAGATCAACAAAATTCGATTGCACTAAATTGCTAATTTCCTGAATTACCGCTTCGAATAATTCACGCTGCAGCAATTCTTTGTATCGGGCGAGAATTTCGATATTTAATTTATGGACTTCTGTTTGAGTTTTTAATTCTCTGATCGTAGTTGGCGGGAAATTATTTATTTCTTTGGGATCGAACTCTGTTCCGGTCTGCAGCGGTGTTTTTTCTCCCGAAGGCTTGCTTTTGCCGCCCACGTGCTGACGGGATCCTTTTTTGCTCTTCGCTGGGGTCGATTTTTTCGCCGGAGCCTTTTTCTCTGATTTAGGTTTTTCTTTTTTCGGCGGTTTGCCCCCAGCCAAATACATCTGCCAGTCCGGATGTTCAATGTCAATTTCGTTATCGACGAAAAATCCCCATTTATTCCGGCTGAGTTTTCCGATGTTTTGACGAGTGACGCCCTTGAGGTCAGCGGCGTCTGCCTGAGATATTCGTTTTGTCATTTTTCATATGCACCCTGTTATTTGCTGCATGAATGTCAACCAAATATATAGGGCTTTGTCAACCGTTTTTCGGCATATAGAGAAACGGTTGACACCAAAAAATGGTGTGAGTCGAAAAGGCCGGAGCTTGAGACCCACCCCCTACGCGCCTCAGAAGCCACACAGTACCTTCCGTTTTCTGAGAGAGACAGGGCTGGAGACAATGGCCCATGTGTGAGAGAGAATGTAGAGCTGTCTCTTATACACATCTCCGAGCCCACGAGACGTAGAGGAATCTCGTATGCCGTCTTCTGCTTGAAAAAAAAAT